TGCTGAAGACGGTTCTTTTTCTGATGGTCTTAAATTGATGTCAGCAGAATTGAGAAAGTTAGCAGACAAAATTGATGCAGCAGTACAAACAGAAAGGCCAAGTCGTGAACCTACCAGATAAGCCAGCCATCCGGCACGCCTATGAGCAGGCCGTGGTCGAGCTGCTCAACATCACCGATTGCAACGAGGTAGAGGCCGAGGCCTTTGTCGACGCAATGACCAACCTGATTTTCACCACCATGCAAACCTACTTAACCGAGAAAGATATCCATGCAATTAACAGCGACAAACAATAAGGGCTTTGCCCCCGCCACCCTTACCGAGGCCATCCAATTTTCAGAGATGCTGGCCAACTCCAGCATGGTGCCCAAGGCCTACCAAGGCAAGCCCCAGGATATTCTGGTGTGCGTGCAGTGGGGCTATGAGATGGGGCTGGCACCCATGCAGGCGTTGCAAAACATCGCGGTCATAAATGGCAAGCCATCGGTCTACGGTGATGCTGCACTCGCGCTGGTGCAGGCCAGTCCAGTCTGTGAAGATGTGCAAGAAACCATGGAAGACGAGGGCACGCCCAACCCCGTAGCTGTCTGCGTTGCCAAGCGAAAAAATCGTAGCCCAGTTACCGTGCGCTTTTCAGTTGAGGACGCCAAGCGCGCCGGCTTGTGGGGCAAGCAGGGACCGTGGCAGGCATACCCAAAGCGCATGATGCAGATGCGAGCCCGTGGCTTTGCACTGCGCGACGCCTTCCCTGATGTGCTCAAAGGCTTGATCACAGCGGAGGAGGCACAAGATTATCCAGATGAGGCCAAGCCAGCTGTTGACATCACGCCACCACGTAATCCACTGGATCGGATCTCAAGCTCACCCAGTGAGCCTGTGAGTAATCACATACAGATCGAGGCAGCCATGGCAGACACAGTTGAGCCAGAGGTTATCCAAGAGCAGGCGCCAGAGCAGGTTGAGTCTGTTGGGTTTGATGTGCTTGTGCCAGGCAAGGAGCAGCCCTTCAGCACACACGCCACCCTAGATGATTGGCAAGATGCCTATGAGAACCTTGCAGAGAAAACCTACACAGCCGGCAAGCGCAGCGCACAGGATCGTATTGCAGCGCTAACCCAGCTGCGCGAGGCCAACAAGCAGACGCTGCTCAAGATAGATCTAACCAAGCGCATCCGACACTTGGCCGCCTATCAAAAGCGTACCGAGTCGCTGGCTGCTAGCTAGGCTAGCACCATCAAGGCCTGCTGAGTTTCTCTAATGCGATGCTCCAGGCCTATAGCCCCGCCATTTATGATGCGAGTTACTTTTGGATGATCAAGGGCATCCGCTGGTGTATTGAGGTTGTGGGTAGACCAAAACCATCCAGCTGTGAGGGCAGCATATTTGGCAGTGCCAACAAGATCAGGGTTAGCAACAAAATCCACACCCAGTGCCTTACCAGCGTGGAAATAATTAGAGTGCCCAGTAAGCTGAATACAACCACGACCCCTAAACCTATAACCGTCACCACTATTTTCGTCACGGTTACCCATGCGAGAAGAATAGACTTGATTTGCAATTTTCTTAGGGTTTCCAGCGTAGGCATTGGCCACCTCCAGTGAGGGAAATCTTTTAGGCCACAGCTTCATTAGCGTGGCAGCCTTGTAGTTCAAGTTCTCTTCCAGTACTTTGAAGTTGCCACACTCATGGCCACACTGGCCAATGAACACCGCCTGCTGATTGCGTGTCACGATACCAAAGCGCTCAAAGGTTTCGTTGAGCGGGTCAACCCAGTCGGCACTGATGTGCAGCTTAGAAAGTTTCTCAGCGTTTAACATTTATTGTCTCCATCACTTTGGCGTAGCTGTCGATGCAGGCGTTGAGCTGGGCTGTGTTCCTGTCTCCCTGGGCGACAATTTCTGCGATGGCTGCGAGGGTTGCTCGGTCGGCATCAGCAGCTTGGTTAGCCTGTCTGTCAGGTTGACTTCCCGCTTTGCTGCTATCTCCGCTGGGAGCGGCGGCACTTGGGGTGGCTTGTACACAACTTGTGGCCGGGAGCCGCACGCTACCAGACCTGATAGCACGATCAAGAGAAGACTGTTTTTCAGATATAACATTGTTGGCCTCCAGCAATTTGGTTGAGTTGTCGTTGAGTTGTTTGGTTAGCTCTTGCTCTTTGGTGCGAGCCTCTTCATTCTTGATGGCGATCTCTGCCTGCATCTCTGCGTCACGCTCTGCCCATCCCCTGTGGTGGGCGTAGAAATACAGGCTTGCAGCCACCACGATGGCACCAACAATCATCCAAGGGTTTGGGATCATGTCTCAGCCCTCGCTGCAGAGCGCTCTTGTGCAATCTCTTCCTTGGCTGGATCAATGAAGTCTGGTGGTGTAGTCGGTGGTGGTGGCGCTCTCCACTCTTCATCTAATGGAGGATTGATCCAGACAGGCAAAGCACCTGATGGTGTAGGTTGAGTTTGGTTAACAGTTGGAGTAGGAGTTGTGGGCGGTGCAGCTGGTGGTGTAGATGCCAACTTGTCAGCAATAGCTTGTGTTCCTTTGCGACTCATTACCCCACCGATACCGCCAACCACTAGGAGGACCACGTCGTTGAGCATTTTCGACATGGCTTGATCAAGCGGAGCCATGGATTTAAGGGGTTGTGTTACGAACGCCAAGCTATAGAGCATAAAGAAGACTATGCCTGCCAAAATAAAAGTAACAATCAGGACCACAAAGGCCCAGACTCTTACCTCAATTTCCTCTTGGGTTAGCAATCGGTTCGGATGAAACTTGGGCTGGTTGTTGGACAATTGATTTCTCCAGTACTGGGGCAACTAAATAATCGGGGCAGTCTTGTGTAAACAGACAGTCAGGGCGCTGGCATCTCTTGGCCACAAAGTTCTTGGGATCCTGGCAGAAGTAGCGATACCTATCATCACAGGCAGTCAGCAGTAACAGCAACAATAGATATCTCATTTGCTTTCTTTCAGTTCTTGCTTGAGCTTACGTAACTCTTTCATCTCTTTCTTGAGCTGGGCTTTCATGTATAGCGTTTCAATGTAGGCCATGCTTGTTGTACCCACGACAACGCACAACATGACTGCCATCAAAATCCACCAGACAAGCCGCGTAGTTGCCACATTAGCCATCCAAAAATTAGAGATATAAACGTCACTGCTATGCCTCCACTAATCATTTCAATATGCCTAATCTCTTCCTGTTCTTTACGCCACCTTGCAAGCCTGGCTCTTCTGATCATCTCTGCTCTAGCCCAAGCCTGCTCTCTCTCGATCTGCCCATGCATCTTTAAGAACCTGGTGTACAGATCTTTCAATTCTGCTGGCGCATAGACCATCGCCTCTCTGGTCTGCTCCATTAACTTCTCCAGCTGCAGCTCAATCAGTGCTCGCTCGATCGCCTTCTTGCTGGTGTTTTGCTCTGGGTTGTAGTTTGTTTTGGAGTCTTCTTCAAGCTCTTGGTAGTAGGTGTTGATTTGCTGCTGGGTGTCAAAGAGGATTCCAATGTTTTCTCCAACTGACTTGATAAGCTCGAGCTCGAGCTGCTCATAGGATTGCTGTTGCTTGGCTGCAGCTGCTGGCTTTGACTTGGCTGCTGCTTTCGCAATAGGTTTAGCGATATCAACTTTAGGCGCTGATCTAAATAGGCCAATGAACCAGTCAAAGATTCCCTTAATGGCCTTGACATCTGCCATCGCTCCATCGACTGTTTTTTTAGCTGAGTCCAGAGCGATCCTGCCCTGGTGCAAATAGTCGCAGCCCTGTTTAATAGCTGCAAACGCACCCTGTGCCAGCATGAGTAAACTGAATGGGTCCACATTTAGATACCCAACAACTTCTTAACAAAGTCTGCAGCCACACCTGGTCCAAGCAGAACACACAGCATCACCGCATAGATGAGGTACTCAATCTTAGCCATGCGCTTGTCACCACGCGACAGAGAATCATCAATGCGCTTGTAACGCTCAGAGCAGAGCGCCTCATGCACGGCCAAGCGAGTATCAGTATCCTCAAGCATTTTGCTGTGCTATCTGCGCTTGATACGCAGCAATTACTTCAGCAGTCCATGCGGCATTACAGATAGCCACTACATTGGCTGGTTGACCAGTTAAGTCTTGTGCTGGTGTCAGACTTGTACGATGATATGTCTGTGCTATCTGCTCACCATCTTTTAGGATGCGTGTAGCCTCGCGGTACAGCACAATGCCGTTTTCGGTGACTGTGATTTGGTCTACTGTTTTAGTTTCTGTGAGTGCCATTGTGTTTTCCTTTGGTTAAGTGTCCGACTAACAAATCCATGCTAGTTAATTAAGCCGTTGCTTGAAAAGTATAATTTGTTACATAGTTGTAATTATTTGACCAAACAATTGCACCATTTGTTGTTAAATGGTGCATTACTCCAGAAGTTCCACCACCATTTTGGTAATAAGTGTAAGTAACTCCAGTTTGACCAGTTTCTCTTACGATTGCAATTACTTGATAAGGATTTGTTCCAGTACCAGTTGAAGTAAATGGGATATTAGTAATATTGGCAATTCCACCAGCAGTTCCAGCAGAAGTAATAATAAAAGAAAAATGGATATAAACTGTTTGACCAATTTTTATATATTCTCCGCTTGATGTATAACTAGTTATTGAGCCTGTTCCAGAGGTTACATTTGGTGTCCAAGTCCCTTCCTCATAATCATCCAATGTGTTTGCGTTAGTTGATGCTGATTGGGTTGCGGGGAATGTGATACCAGAGCCAGAGCCAGATGGTGTAGCACCACCAACGCCTATTGTGGTAGCCACTATTGGGGTTGTTAGCGTAGTGCTTGGAGCAATCATCTGCCCCTGTACTTGTGTGAGTGCCATTAGTTATGCTCCTTGCTGGGTTACAACCCAAGATGTTGTTGGTTCGTCCCATGCATAAGGGCCGCCTTCTGTTGGCATTGCAGTTGGTGCATCCCACAAACAAGTGTTGTCGTTCAACGTCCAACTTGCGTATGGCTTTGGTGGGATAAATGCATCACGCGTTACGTCGTAGCTAAAACCAATGCCTGCGTAGTTCTTACGCAGTGGAGTACCGCCATTACGATGCTGACCACCGTGCGTGTTGTAGCTTGTCTGAATCCATTGGCCAGGGCTTGAGTCAACAAACGTGCTAAAGAACTCAGGTTCAGCGACGATAACTTGTGTAACGATGCCGTCTACTACTTTTGCAAAATGTGACATGTGTTTTTTATCCTGTGTAAGTGCCAGAAGATGTAAATGTGTGGTAGGTATAACCACCAGCAGATGTAACTGTACCGCCCGTTCCTCTTTGAGTTCCAAGATAGCGAATGATTACGATTCCAGAACCACCAGTGCCACCAGAACCACTGCCACTGGTTCCATAACCTTCACCACCACCGCCTCCGCCTGTGTTTGCTGTTCCAGCCGTGCCACTTGTTTGAGTAGCAGTAGCAAAACCTCCTGCACCACCTCCACCATTACCACCTGTGCCAGCAGATTGACCAGAGGCTCCACCTCCACCACCGCCACCAGCATAGAAAGTGCCAAGTGACTGCCAATTTAAACCAACACCACCATTACCAGCAGTTGTTCCATCTATAGCAGATGTTCCTGCGGCTCCAGCGCCACCACCACCGCCTCCGCGACGGTCGCCTCCACCACCAGAACCGCCACCACCAGAATTGCCCTGACCAGATGTTCCACTTGCAGTTGTACTATTTCGGCAACCCGCACCGCCACCAGAGCCACCAGACAATGCGGCAGTTGAAAACCCACCACCACCACCACCACCTGTTGCTGTTACAGAAAAAAATGATGAGGTACTGCCACTTACTCCTGTTAAACCGCTAGTACTTGCGCCAGTAGCTGCCAAACCAGCACCGCCAGCACCAACAACAATTGAATAACTTGTTGTTGGTGTTGGTGATGCAGTTGAGGCAATAAATCCACCCGCACCGCCACCGCCACCCGAAGTATCAGAAGATTGACCCGCACCGCCACCGCCGCCGCCAGCGACAATTAAATATTCAACAAGGTATGGAGCAACAGTCCAAATTGGAGCCGCACCAGAGCCTTGTGAAGTAAGTACCTGTCCAACAGTTCCAGCCGCCCCAGTTAATAACAATCCTGTAGTTATGTTTGGTGTAGTTATCGTAGGACTAGTAGCCAATACAACCGCACCAGAGCCTGTAGTGCTTGCCAGCTTTGCAGTAGTCACCGTGCCATCGCTTGGTGTTCCAATAGCCAATGGCGCACTAGATACAACTTCAATATTGCTAGTGCCAGTTGGTGGCGCAGTGCTAAATGTCAGCGTAGTACCAGAGACAGAGTATGTGTCCTTCTCTTGATATACACCGCTGACATACACCTGAGTATTGTTCTCACTGCCGGGATCAGCAGACAAGGTAAACGCCACAGTGGAGTTGTTACCAGAGAATGCATCTACTGATATGTTGCTAGTGCCAAGGCCAGAGCTTGCAGCAAACCACTGATCAGTCTCAAAGTCAGCAACAAAAATAGTTGATGAGTACTGAGCGCCAATGGTTACTGATGTAGCACCGTTAATAGTGTTAGTGCTAGAGCGCGCAACAGTCACCGCATTGGCGTCACCAGTCCACTTAACAATAGCTATTTTAAAACCATCGCTAACCGTGCTGATTGTTGGCAGGGTAATAGTGACAGCACCGCTAGTAGTAGTCACTCGGATTAGGTCACCAGCGTCACCAGCTACTACCGTGTAGTTAGCAGACTTGTCTTGCACTGCAGAGTACATACCGGAGGCAGCCGCAGCAGCTGCAGCGGTAGCCGAGTTGGCTGCAGCAGTCTCACTGTTTGCCGCATTGGTTGCGCTAGTTGATGCAGCTGTTGCTGAGTTGCTTGCGTTTGTTGCACTTGTTGTGGCAGATGTAGCGCTGTTGCTAGCGTTAGTGGCTTGGGTTGTAGCAGTACTTGCGGAGGTGCTTGCAGAGGTAGCACTGTTTGATGCATTAGTGGCAGATGTACTAGCGTTGCTAGCTTGGGTAGTCGCAGTGCTTGCCGACGCCGCAGCGTTGGTGGCTGATGTAGAGGCTCCGCTTGCACTAGTGGCTGCGTTGGTGGCGCTAGTCGATGCGTTGCTGGCCTGCGTAGTTGCTGTGCTAGCAGAGCTGGTAGCACTGGTTGCAGAGCTTGTCGCAGAAGACGCAGATGCAGCCGCGGCGGTTGCACTTGTTGACGCATTGCTAGCCTGGGTGGATGCCGTACTAGCGGAGGCTGCAGCATTTGTTGCCGAGGTTGATGCGCCACTAGCTGACGTAGATGCGTTACTCGCTGATGTGCTGGCTGCCGAGGCAGACGCCGCCGCATTGGTGGCCGAGGTTGTCGCAGATGCCGCGTCCACCAGCAGTGTCCACTTAGCAGAGTCAGTGTTGGTTGTAATTGGCAAAGATCCGCTTGAGGTATGCGCTGTGATTACCTGGAAGATATTGTTTGTGGTTGTGTCTTTTGCTATGTCTCGCACATAGTAGACAGTGCTAGCAGCCCAGTTGCCACGGTTGGTGCCTAGCGTCTCGCCTAAAGCTGGGTTGCCATTGGCATCAAAGCCCAGCGTCTTGTTGGCTCGCAATGATGCAAGTGGCAAGGTCATGTTGATGTTGGTCGGGTCTGTCTGTGGAGCTGACAGCGCCCGGATCAAGCCCTCGGCATTTTGCTGGGCAAAGATGGTCTGCTGGTCGAGCTCGTCATTCAACGTGTTAGCAAAGAAGTCGCCACCAGTTGTGAAGTCTGTAGACCTAGCGATAGTACGGTTGCCAACAATGGCGTACTGGGTGGGGCTTGTAGGCGAGAGCGCCAGGCCAGTAGCTGTGATGGTCACAGAGCCTGTGCCATTGGCAGCAATGCTGACCGTGTAGTGGGTGGTCAACGTCAGCAGCACCTCGTCTTTAAATACTGCAATGTCTGTGTTGGCCAGGATCTCAAAGGTAAACGCATAGGGGCCTTCGCCACCGGTTCCGGTAGGCGCATACACAGCTCTGCGTGTTACGTTACTAATTGGCACTGGCATAATATTTCTCCTGTCCTAATTCTACAAATGTGTTCTAACTTAGTCTATAGCCGCTTCACGCGGCTGGCGTTTGTATTGGCGCAAAGCCAAGTCACGGTTTCTAGAAATCTGGTTTGCAGCATCTGGATACATAGCAGTAAAGCCTGGGCTGGCCACCGCTGCATCGCGGTAGTCAGAAACCGTGCCGGACAACTTAGCGCTAATTCCCTCATAGGCGCCGCGACTCATTTGCATATTTAACTCAGGGTCAATCAAGTGCGCAGCAAGTGCGCCCCGTAGCGTTTGTCCATTGATTGGAATTGAATTCATAAGCAAGAGCATGTCGCTGTATTCAGCATCGTTTAATTTGATGTTGGCCACCACATTCTCAGGCTTGTTAACTGGCATGCTGCCGCGTGCTTTGGCAATCTGCAAAAACATTGCTTCATCTGGGTCAAGGTCTCGGACCTTTTTGTTAAAAGGTAATACAAAACTAAGCGCACCAGGCTCGCCTGTTTTAATTTCATCACCCCATAAATTACGAGATGGCTTGAGTATGGGCGATCCATCCTCTGCTGTAGCTGTAGACGCTAGCGGAGTCTTAGACATCCAATTGCGGAACAAATAGCTGAAGTACTTTGTTTCAACCGGCATACTTGGGTCTGGGGTTACATCGCGCTTAGTCGGATCAAGCATGTTCTCAATCATCCGCAAGCTAGATGCACCAGGCATTGGCACTGGCGTGACGCCGCCCACCATGTTTTGAGCAATGCCTCCAAAGAATTTAACTACGGCAGCGTTGCCAGCCTGGCTCTTCTCTCCAAGCGGATCACGCTTAAATTGCTCAACCATGTTTACCAGGTTAGACATTGAAGACATAAATGGCAACTCGCCTATATATTTAAAAGGCAACAGCGCAGAGTACATCAGCAGATCGTGCCACTCATCATCTTCTTCTTTACCGTATACAGCGCCCACTTCAGCTAGAGTTGCCGACATACCTAGCATGCCGCCAATTGGTTCTAGGCCTGCATAACTGCGGTATATACCTTTGCCATTTTCATCTGTTCCAGTGCGAACTGAGTAGGCTTGCCAGCCGGTAGTTTCAGTTAAGAACTTGCGTCTTGCTGGATCAACTGGGCCGGCACCCGTTATCGTGCCTTCTAGCGCCATGTAGTAGCCCAAGCCCATAAAGGAAGAACCCATCGCGGCCTTACCCATTGCCATCTGGCGTCGTGCGCCTCCAGCAATATAGTCATCACGAATTTCTTTAAGGGCAAGTTGGCCAACCGGAGTGCGTGCCAGCATCTGCTTTTGCGCGTTGATGACCGTCTTGATAAACGGCATGATGACCGTGCCCACTGGTCCAAGGTCGTTCCTGATTTTGTTAAGTGCGTTGCCAAAGCTACCCAAGTCAGACTGCAACGTGCCTTCAAGAACACCCTGATGCACGCGCTCTATAGTCTTAGCGTCTGGGTTGGTGATCTGCATGGCCATACCGTCTAGTGCCGTGTCTATATCTACGCCGTTATCCATTGCAATCAATGCTTCACGGGCGGCAAGGCGGCGAGTTTCCATTGCAGCTAGTTGTGCCTTGCTAAACTCATCAACGGCCAACATGCCACGCGACCATAAGCGCACAGCCTTACCTACAAAATCCACACCTTGCGCTACCATGCTTTCTGGGTCGGCAAACATCTTTGCTGATATGGCTGGGTCTGGCGTCTTGTCAACATCTCGGCCTACCTTATAGACAGGCATGTCGGTTACAAATGCTTGCGCACCAGCCTTTAGCGCATTTGGCAAACTAGTAAAGAAGTTAGCAATCTCAATGAAAGCCTCGTTAACACCAACTTGATCAGAGCTTTTGCTGCCAAAAAGCGGGGTAGCAATTGTCTTATCAACGGCACGCCCAACAGTAGCAGCAAACAGCGTATCAAATGGACGGGCTAGCGTCATTGCAATGTTGCCAAAAAGTGCCCGTTCAACTGGAGCTGGCGACAACAACAGAGATGAGTAATACAGCTCTTTCCATACCGCACCTAATTGCTGAGTAGTAGACCCAGCCAAGTCAACAAAGCGTGCTTGCTGGTCAAGGCTTAGAGCTTGATAGGAAGTTGCTAGGTTCTTCATGTTGGCTCGACCGCCCATTTCGTTTAGCAGTGAGGCAATCTGATTTGGATCTGATATACCTGTGGCACCGTCAACAGGTAAGCGGAAAGAGCGTAGTGCGCGAGCTGTCTCGGTCTGCGCAGCCTTCAAGCGCATTTGGATTGCAGCATGGGTGGCTAGTGCATTACGAAACTCTAGCAGCAGCTTGTCGTCCTCAGTGCCAACTGGCATAGCTTTAATCTTTGTGGCCATGCTATCAAGGTTTGCAGCGGAGCGTACCAATAAATGACGCGAGGCTAGCAATTGCTCTGCGTTTAGCGTACCGCCGTTTTTTGTTGCCAGTAGTTCGGGTGCAATGTTGAGGCGTGCAGCCATGTCTTTGAGCGCCTCATCTCCTAGCACACCACGCTTGGCCACATCCATCTGTGTAGCGTATGCTTTGCTGGTGGCGTCAATCGCCCTATCAATATCTTCTGTGGTTTGCAGATAGTTAAGATTAAAGTCGACGCCAACAGCTGGCGCATCGAGACCAGATAGAAACTTGTCTGCCTGCTCTGGCGTAGCAATCTTGATGATGGCGCCAGCAGGCTCGGGTGGTACTACTTCAGCTGCATCCTCTGCCACCTTAATAGCAGTTTGCATTTGTTCTGTGCTGGCCGGTGGAGGTGGTGTGGTCTGAACTTCGGCGGCTGGCTTGGCAGGCTTTTCTGGTGCCATCGCTGCTTTGACCTTTTGTACCGCGCCAGGCACGGTAGTCTTTTCAACAGCTGTTGCCGCTTCTTGAACCGTCTTTTGCGCAGCCTCAGAGACAGCACGATCAGCAGCGGAGGGCTCAAGCGCTTTAGCTGGCTTAGTCGCCTGCTTGATAACTTTAAGTACAGTGCCTAGCCCAGCAACTTGAACCGGCTCATCTAAGGCTGGCGATTGGGTTGCCATTACGTCTACATCATCTTGTAGAAACTCAGGCGCTTGCGCCGGCAAGATGCTACTTAACCGCTGATCTAGGGACTTTTGTTCAATGGCCATTATTTGGCTCCAGACTTAGGAGCGCTACGGCCCCGTGTTACTGTTGTTGCTGGCGCAGCTGGCGCAGCTTGTCCGACACCGACGGTATTCCCTGCTCCTGCAGCGCTTGTCGGTTCTGCTGCAACTTGACCCGCATTGCTGCGGCCTCTAGCTCCAGCGAGCTCGGCATCTGTGAAGGGGATTCCTCTGGCATTGAGTAGGTTTTTTGCTCCATCTGAAAAACTCTCCGATCTTGCCGATTTAATTCCCATATTGTAGTACAAGCTCTGCTCGTAGTACCACAATACCGCTTGGTTTGCCTGCTCGTCCAACTTCATGTTGGTAGCAACAGATCTATTAAATTGTTTCATTACAGAGCGCTCAGCCTCATTGCGCGGTGCATCAACTAAACCTTGCTCACTGAGTGGACCAGTGGTTAATGTTCCGGTATGTCGGTTGTACGTCCTAGTAAACCACTTGTCTGCGGTAGTTTCTTTGATGCCGTTTAGGTTTAAGAAGAACGCACCGCCCTTTTCTCCCATGATAAAAGAGCCCATCTTCATATCTGTGGCTTTGCCGGGAATACTGGAGTCTTTGTATAGCCCAGATGCAGCCTTCATCTCGCTGATTTCTTTTACTGTATGGGGTGTTAAAAGCCACTCAGCATAATTATCAATGCCCATGGTATTCATCATAAAGTCATGCAGGTTAAGCTGCTGCTCCATGGTTGGTCCAGTGGTGCCTCCCCATAGCTTTCCATTGTCTGGGTTTCTAGAAGGAACCTTTCCGGTCCGCATTAGGTCTTCAGTAATGCGCATTGCCACAGACCAATTTTCAGAGGCACGCTTGTTGTAACTGGTAGACGCTGCAAAAGCAGTGGACATTACCCTCAATGGTTCATTAGTGGCAAGCTCTGGAACAATCTTTGACCCAAGTGCAAACGCTTGGAAGACATCATCTTCATACCATGTTGCGCCACTGATTGGCTGCGACATTTGGTACTCAGCTTCTGCTGTCGCAGAGTCAACCATCTTGACAAGATCTTTTGGTTTAGTTGGGTCAAGCGGTTTGCCTTTGTTAAGCGCAAGCTGTGACTTTTCTAAAACTAAACCAATATCACTAACTACTAAGGTTTCATTTTTTCCAGTGCCTTTTATCTCTGGCCGAGTCAATCTCAATGCTACTGATGGAGCTCGTTGCGCTTGTGGCAGAAAAGCATTAAGTGCAGGGTCATTGGCAACTATGTCAATTGCTTTAGGTAACTCAACCGTTGGATTAAATTTTGATGGCTCCACAATGTTCATCATTACTGGCGATCCAAGCACGTCCATGCTCTTGATGGCCATCCTGCCCGCCTCTGGTGCGAGAGCTTTGCCGGCAGCCATAGCGCCTTTGACAGCCATCGTGCCAGCCTTGGCCGCTAGCAATGGATCTCCCACCAACTCGCCAACAGTACCGCCAGCTTCAGCTGCAGCCTGGCGCTCCTCTGGTGTTAGGCCTAATGCACTTGTGCCTAGTGGCACAGCTGGTGGCAAAGGTATTGTTATATCTGTGCCTGGTATCCTAAAGCCCTCTTTGCTCACTTCTTCGCTTGATGGTAAAAAAGTTGGATCTTCCATTGTTTTACCAGCACGGCCAACCTTATCCATAAAGGTGCCACCTTGGTTATCAGTGGCCAAGGCACCAATAAATCGACCAATCTTTTGCATGTCACCGCCAAAGCCAAGAGCAGCTGCCGTGCCTTCACGCGCAAGTCCAGCACCAAAGTCTGGAGCTCCAGTAATCATTCTCTCGCCAATAGTGCTTTTTTGGCTGCGCTTACCCATGCCAGGGAAGACGCCAAAGGCTGCGCCAGCATCGCTTACCACAGGGCTAGGGCCAGCGGCCAGCTGCAATGACTCAGGCCGACCTAAAGCAATTTGCTCACCATAGGGTGATGTGTAGTACAGGCCTTGTCCATCGTCTGTATCTTCAAGCGTTATCTCAGGGTCGCCGTCCATGTGGCGTTGCATTAAACCTTCGCGCACACCTGGTGTATTGACAAAATTATCAAAGTTGTAGACGTCTTGTATTGTTGGAGGCTTAGTGATCATTTTGCTTTGCCTTCCCTTGCTTTATTGGTGTTTGTGCGGTAATCGTCTACAGCAGACTTGGCGGCAGCAATGCTGGTTGTGTTTGCTTTTCTTGCTGTAGCTTTAGCAAAGGCGGCATTGACTGCTGCTTCATTTGTTAAATCAACACCATTAAGTTCTGGCAAAGACAGCACCGCCGACTTTAGATTGTTAGTGGCGGCCACCTCAAAAGCTCCACTCATTTGGCTTTTAGCTAGTTTTGCCAAGTCATCCCCGCGCTTGCGTACTTCAGTAGGGTTAGGCAATAAACCATTTTCATTGGGGGTGCGCGTAAACTGATGAAGTTGCATTACCAAATCATTGCGTGTTTCTACAGCTTTTTGACGAGCTTGGGAATCTTTTAATTCTGGCGGCAGATTAGCCGCTTGAATGCCGACCGATAAGTTGATCTGGTTGGTGGCATAGTTAACGTCATCGCTAGGGTTAGATCTAGCAATAGTCAATTGTCTCTTTGTTGCGTTGGTAAATGGCCCGCTGCTGATCTCGGCCTGTGTCGCCAAGCCAAGGGCTACACGTTGCGATACGCGACCAAGCGCTTCAAAATCATCATTGGGGCGTCCCTCTTTACCTTGATCGGTAATGAATGCTCTTGCTGTCTTTAGGCTTTCTGGAGACACAGGCATAGAAGACAGCTGTGAGAATAAATCTTTTTGTTCTGCAATGTTGTTGCTAGAGTAAATTTTGCGCAGCAATGTATCACCTTGACGTTGTGCAGATGTCAAGTTGAAATCAATACCTTGCTTGCGATCTTGTATAGCTTGTCTGTAGTTGTTTTTGATTTTTATTACAGACTCATAATCGTTAACAATTAGCGATTTCAATACAGGGCTTAGATTGCCGAGATCACCAGCTTCAATTTTCTTTAAAGTTAACTCAGGATTTACCATGTTTTCTTCAGCCATTAAGGCTTTAGTAACAGTAAAAATTTTGGCGTCTTTTACATCTTTTTCAAACTTGGCCAAATACTCTTTTCTCATACCCGCATTACCCATTAACAATGCGCCAGTTGATATTTGCTCTCTTACCATATCAACAAAATCTTCTACTGGTCTAACAACACCGCTAGCATCTGTATAAGATCCTTCTGCAATTCTTTGCTCTAAAAGTTTTAAAGAGTTTGCATACCCATTAACAAACTTTATTTGATTTTGTTCTTGATTTCTTTTTAATTCAGCTTTCAATGCAGAATTAAGCACAGTGTTGCCGTGCGTTGCCATAGTGGCTCTAAATTTAATTACTGCCTCTGGATCTACATTAGACGAAATTGCTTTAGAAAGACCATCTGATGCAGCTTTAATTCTTGAACTTGCTACAGCTGACGTTATGGTTCCAGCCTCAACTTCATCCAATATCTTAACTAAAACATTTTTACCTTCTTCCTCAAAATGATTAGCCAGCTCTAAGCTGCGAGCTTTGGCCACCGCCTGGTCAAAGTAGTTAAGCGAGCTGGTGCTACCAAAACCAAGAGGCACGCCTTCTGTAGCTTTTTGTATTTGATCGATTGTTAACTTGTTATCTGCAACATACTGAAAGCCCTCTTGCTGGCGCATGGGTGCAGCTAGTTGAAACGCACTAGCGCTCATCCTGTCGAGCACTTGGGCTAGCTGGCTGGCTCCTTGTGCCGCAGCCCTTGGTCCGACAAAATCTACCGCCTGCTGCTGTGGCTGCACCATAGGCACACCGCCCACAGAGCGCAGTTGCATTTGTCCTGATTCAAGTCTTTGAGTAGCCATAATTACCCTACTGCCTTCGTTAGCCTGAGATAGTCAATGCCAGCCTTGCCCAGCTTGGCGCCAGCAAGCAGACCGCTAGCCTTGCGGCCAGCCTCTCCAGCAAACGTGAGCTGGCCTGCTTGGCTTCTTGCGCTGTAGAGGTTTAGCGTGTTCTGGTACTCAGTAGATTCCAGCATGGCTGTTGCATCCTCAAAGCCCAGCACCCGAGCTGTCAAAGCGTTGAGGTCTGATATGCCTACGTCGCGCATAGTGCCTTGGATGTTTTGGTTAATCACACTCTGTATAGATCCCTCACCCAGCACCACGCCAGATGCAGCCGCCCTGGCACGTACAGCTGCGTTAGTGGCGCGCATATTCTTTAGCAGGGTGTTGCCAGCGATGGTGTAGTTCTGCGCCTCCAGCTCGGCCTTCCTGATTGTGCGGCCAGCTTGGATGGTGGAGTACTGCTCTGCCATGTCGGCGCGCACCTCGGCCACCGCCAGCGTGTCTCTTGCCTGCAGCATGTAGCTAGTCTGCTGGTTGATGGCTGCGGCTTTGCTAGCCTCAATCTCGCCATAGCTAGCCAGCAGGCCTGCGCCTGCGACTAAACCTGCTGCTGATGGATTGGGTGCTGTTGCCATGTCTTATGTTCCTGAGAAAACCGCTACACGGTAGTCCAAGCCTAGCAGATTCATCTTTACTGGTAGGTCTTGGGATACCTCAATACTCTGCTCGCGGTTGTAGCCAAGCACGCCATTAACCCGCTTGATGCCGGTGAACTCTGGTATTGGATCATCTAGCAGCGGGTTGTCAAACAAGCGGAACGCTACCGGCTGATTGTTGATGATCAGGTTCTGGGTCTCATTAAGCACTGCGCTGATTTCAACAATACGCTTCTTGAACGAGACTCGGCTGCCAGTCTGCAGCTTGACCTCGGCAGGCATGGTCTTTACATAGACCGTGATGGGCAGGCCAACCTCATAGCTGGTTGTTGACTCTCGGTCAAAGGTCACAGCGCCACCAGCGCTTACAGTCTCGTTGCCCTGGGGTGAGCCATCACAGATGACATTGAGTGACTTTCCAATATGTGGCAGCCCACTTCCAACACCCCCAGCAGAGGCACCAACAAACGCACAGTCTGTAAAGTACTCATAGCCAAAGATCTCAATAAAGTACCTAACCACGCTGTTAAACGTGCGCTTGGTAACCACATAGATCTGGTTGACATCCACGCCCACATCAATGAACTCGCCATCGGTGGTGAACTCAGATGGGCTAGTGACTTGCTGGCTGCGCATGATGCTGAACGCTGCAATGCTGCCATCATCAGTGTTGGTCATCAAGAGCAGGTCGGCCTCTTCGGTGCTCGATGCCCTACGCAGTGCAACCCGCTGCGGCCCCTTGAGCAGGTGCCCAGACAGTAGCGATATACGCTGTGTGATGTAGGTCAGCTGGGTGTCATTGAACACAAACTCATTGAGCGACTTACCCTGGCGCTGGATGTAGATCGAGCCAGATTCAACAGACTGCACGCGGGTGCCAGGCTTGATGCCATTGCGACTTACATTTTTGAATGTAAAGGTCAGCGGGGTCACAGGGTCGGTGCCGGCCTGCGGTATATAGAACTCGCCTCCTGTGGTAAACACTTGGAAATCTCGACCACTGATTATGTCGGTGATGACGTTGAGGTCGTTGGTGTCAAGCGTTGCCTCAAGCGCATCATCATCTAGCGACTCGTTTGGCACAAAGTCAAAGAAGAGTCCAATCTTGGAGCCCCAGATTGTGGACGGGCGCGACTTGCTGCCACCAAAGTAAAGCCGCCCCTCATGGAACGACACCGAGCGTGGCCAACCCTTAGTGCTTGACCACACATCTACATAGCCGTGCTCTAGCTCCCAGCGGCCTGCATCAATGGTAGTAGTGTTAAAGAACGGGTACTCTGTCACCACCTCGACCACAGTCGCTGACACATAACGTACTATGCGAGCTCTGCCCTGCGGCTGTGCATTGATGTACTGGTTGACAGACAGATCTGAAAACGTGGTTGTGGTGTAGGTGCTTGTGTTGTTTGGTGTGGTGGTAAAAGCCTCACCCACTGTGGCTACCTTGGTGCTGCCAACATAGTCCTCAATCAACCGCGTTTGGCCAGAGCCTGTGCCGCCTGTGATGTTGATGTACATGCCAACATATATGTCATCTGTTGCACTTGCTGTGTTCTTGAGCGTTATTGTTGTGCTGGTGCCAGCTTGCGCTGTGCCAGAGTCATGGTGGGTGGTTGATGCAGTCAGCGTCACATTACCAGACACAGCAGACGGGGTCAGCGTTGAGCTGGTGTTGGTATGAAAGTCAATGTCGTAAGCGTACTTGGGTATTGCATCAAACGTGATTGATGTGGCTGTCCATGCTGTGTCACTGGTTCTGGTGATGCGCACCGGCTGCAGATCTGGATGCACCACGATCAATGTATCGGCAGACTGTGTCCAGCACATATCGTCCACAATCGTGCTGCCAATAGTGGTTGTCAGATAGCTGTTACCTGTGCCGTTGATGTTTGTCTGCACCACACCGTTTTTAACTACATGCATACGGTTGTGGGTAAAACACAACATATAGCTGTCATCCACAGAGAACTGGAACGGCACCAATCGCACGCCGTTGCCGGCAGACTCGGTGCTGGTGTTTGGCAGCTGAAAGATATGCTTGGTGCCAGGCCTGCGACGCAGCCCACCTTGGGGCTGGATCAATACATTAGTCGCCTTTGCCAGCGCATTGCCGTAGGCCTGCAGATCCACACGCGCACGCAACAGCGGATCGAGCTCGCCGGTTGCAAAGTTGGTTGTGAACTCTACAAAGCGTGGCATCAGTTTCTAACCGCAATAAGTGAATAATCTTCAATGACACGCACAGGGTTGTTTTGTCCATCGATCTGGGCAGCTGTGCGAAAGAACCCACCGCGGCCATTCTCAGATACATCACCAGTGGCCACACGTTGCCACTTGGTTGCCTTGTCCTGTTGTTCGGTCACGGTCTCTGCAATGTGCCAAGCCACCATGTATTTAAGCAGCTGCACAAAGTACTGCGGCATCGCAAACTCTGGCACGCTAAATTGGTAATCAATAAAAACGCTAGTCAGGTTTGTGAGCAGCTTGTCGCCTTGGATCTCCCAGTCTTTTTGTATGGGGCTGCTCTGCGTAGAGCTGTTGTATACCAAGCGTGGGTTAGCTAGCTTGTCGCCTGGCAGCTGATACTCATAGCGCCAGAAAGATGTAGGGGTTGTGATGAGCTGTGCCAGCTGCACCTTCTTCATGCCAAAGCTCCACGGGTACATCACCAAGGTGGAGTCTCTAATATCTGGATAGAGTCGGTCGCATACGCTAGAGGCGTCGGTGCCGTCGTTAAAAGACGATATAGCCTTCGCTCCTATTAAGAGCAAGGCATCAGAGCAGATTGATACACCAGTGTCACCAGCAGCCATTTGAACCTCTCAATGTGAGAAAGGCCAACCTCCGCTAATGGCAGAAGTTGGCCTCTTTACAGCAGACCCGATTTAGTCGGTATCTGTTGCGCTTACGGTTGTACCGTCAGCAATGTCAACCACTCCAGCTGAAGACACAGCGTTGACGTAAGTCAACACTAGGCTGGGGGTAGTAGCGTCATAGACAAAAATAATGTCGCCGACTTTTAACAGCGATGCGATGCTGTCAAAGTAGCTCACAGTGTTAACCGTGGCTTGGGTATCTGTTGTTTTGTACAGATACATTGATGGTGCATTGCCAGATTTGGCAGCGCATACGGTTACAAAACCAGTGCTTGAAAATGCCATGTCAGTCTCCTAGATTAAGTTTCACGGCAGGTGATCTTGACGATACCTTCATCGTCAATGGCAACAGCGCCAGCACTGAAGACCTCGTTCACCAACCAAGAAGTCTTCTCAGCGATGTAGTTGATCTCAGTTCTCATGGCAATGCCTTCACCGTAGCCAACTGCATCCTTGTGGAATGCAAAGCAGCTGCGATCAAGTGAGGCATCAATAGCCAAGCCGCCTTCAGAGCGGTCACCCAAGACATGGAACGTGAAGCCCAAGTAGGTGTTGAGCTCGCCCTGCACCAGCGCTTTAACGCTGTTGAAGTCGGAGCTGGTCACGCTAGTCTCAGACAGCAAGTTGGCCAAGCCATTTGCGTGAATGATGATGTTGCGGCCATCTGGTGGAACATTGTTCTTGTCCATTAAGCGCTTTGCTTCGCGCAGCTTGGTAATGTTCATATTGGTGTCAGAGCCACCAATGTCATTGCTGACGGTCAAGCTGGTGCTAGATGCGGTAAGTGCATCCAGAATCATCTGATCTTGGCGACGGCCCATAGCGCCAGCAACAACTTGTACGAGCTCTTGACGCTCATCAAAATTGACCTTGGCTTGGCTGAAAATGTCAGAGTACTCTGCTGCGTTGTAATCAGCCAAAGTCAAAGTGACTGAGCTAAATGCAACATTCAGAGGTGTGACATCGGTTTGGGGGACGCGAATAGTCGCAACACCCTTACCGACTTTAGGAAACTTAACAGTTGAACCTTCGACTCCACGACGCTGGCGAACCGCCGGAACCAACTTTGCCATACCTTGGTAGGCTTGTTTGACTTCCGCGTCGAAGAGAGTAACGAAGGCATTGCTTAAAGAAATGCTCATTGGGATACCTCATTCGGTTAATTAAAAACAGGGTTCTCGCGCCGGTAAGCCAGTAATCTGGGCCAATGCTTGCTAGTTACGCTAGCCAGTCGTCTGCATCTCGCAGTGGTCAGGGTCTGTTGCCAGATAAGCCTTGCGCCATTATATATATTTCTTTTTACTTGTTGTCAACATTTATTTTGGGCATGACTTCCCCAAGGGTGAGAAGTACTCCCCCAAGCCCATGTGCGCAAGCACACTAGCTTCCCCATAAGGATGCGATTCATTCGATAGAGGTCTTGTCTCACCTTGTCCCTCTATCTTGCCCGATACCTCGCACACAGTTCGGTAGGGTTACCAGCGGGGTGATGCGCTGCCCTATGTTCTATCCCAAGCCATCCATGTAAATGCACTGCTTTCGCGTGGGGTGCGGCTGGCGTAGGGACAATAAAAAAGCCGCTTACTGCTGCCCCCGGTAGGAACCCTAAAGTAAAAACCAAGGGCGAGAGCATGAGTAAACGGCTTTAAAACCTGTCGCTTCCTACGGCAACGGTTTGGATTATACACAAAAAAAGCCCCTAACAAGTAGGGGCTAAAGGCAACTGCTCCTGTAGCAGTTATTTGATTGTAGCGTGGAACATCTTTTCTACCTTCTGTCTGTAGGCAGTGTCTGTTTTATATCTAGGATCGTTAACCATTTGATAGAGCTCGTCCTTGCTTGGAGCACCTTCCAAAGGTGCGCTCTGTGTTGGCACCCTGCCCTCGTAGGCCTCTCTGACTTTCATCAAAGCTGTGATGCCCCTGGCTGTGCCACCCATGATCTTAAACTCTTCAAAGTCATCCTTTGACCACACGCCCTTGTTGACCAGGCCGCGTGCCCAGTCCACCATGCCGTTGACTATGGCGCCACCGTTGGGTCCTAGCTGCTTCATCTCTGCAGCTGGGTCAATCATGTCGCCTTGCATGAGCTCTTTGGCTTGTGTCTGCAGGTTGCCGACCAGGTCGTCAAAGGCAGTCTGGGATAGTCCATTGTCTTTTGCCCAGCTGGAGAGAGTGGTCGCCATGGGGTTGGTTTCGGCTTCCTCTCCAAATACTTTTAGATCGTATTTGCCGTCAGCTGGTGCCTTGTGTTTGCCTTGGCTAATTTGCTTGCGCAGATCTGTCCAGCTCTTGGCTATGCCTTCTAAGTCTGGCTCGTTTTCGTCCTTCCGCCAGAAGTTCTCTGGCCAGTAGTCGGGTCTCTCTAGAGGATCCTCTGGCGCTGGAGCGCTTGGGTCTGCAGCCTTGTGGTCGATCTCGACCGACTGCGGGTTAATTGTCTTGGCTTCGTCACTTGCTTGCACGTTGTCAAGTAGGCCGGATGTACCGGGCTCGACTGTTGCTGTGTCTGTCATAGTTTCCTTGCTGTGTTAATCCGTACCTCGATGTCCCGCACCACTGTTCTCTGCCCTTCAGCAAAGAAAGCGTGTGAGGGGTCTGTGCCCGGCACGGCGATGGGCACATTCACATACATGTATTTAAGCCACTGGAGTAGCTTCTGGCCATCCTCAGAGCTAAACACCCGCAGGGTTAGCCTGGCAAGATCTTCTCTCTTTTGGTCAACATCTCGGATGTCACTGTTCTGGCCAATGGCGTCTAGTTCGTCCCAGCTCATTGCATAGCCCCTTCTGGTGCGGGTAGAGCCTGCATGCCGGCACCAGCTTGGGCTTGCATGGCCATGGCCTGTGCGATAGCTTGCTGCTGCTGCTGGTTCTTCATCTCTTCCATAAGCACGGCACGCTCGGCTGCGGTGTTTCTCACAGCTGCTGGCACTCCTAGCTTGTCGGCTAGGTAGTCCACCAGCACATCTGTCTTAATAGCTAGCTGGCCATCGGTGCCCAGGCTCTGGCTAATCTGCATGTACTGCATGATGGAGTTAACCTCCTCCATGTTCTGAGCCATAGCAAGCGGAGCCACTGGGGTTACCTTGACCTCTAGCCCATTCACACGCAAAGGCATGTCAATCAGTCCACGCTCGTCCATCACTTCCAATATCTTGGCAGTCACTGGAATCATGGTCTCATTGATTAGGCGACCAAAGGCAGAGCCCAGGTTCTGAGCCAGCTCCTTCATGCGCTCGACAATCTCTGTGGCAGAGCGAGCGCTCATGTTGTCAGGTGGTAGCGACTCATCTAGCAAGATCCGCTTGATACTTTGCGTCATGTCGTTGATCACTAGCTGGCTGACGTTGAAGTCACCAGAGCGGGGCAGGGCTAGCAGGGCTGGGCCTTGTGCGCCACCATTGCGCGCAACAGGGATGATGGCACCAGGCACTATCTTGACTGTGTTGGGGTTTAACACTCCATCATCGGCGGCGGTATAGACCCCGGCCACAGCAAGCGATGCGTTCTTGAGCAGCAGCTCCTTAACCTTGTTTAGCGTCTTGATGTCTGGCAGCGCAGTCATCAACGGTCCACGCCCATAGATCTCGCCTGCTACCTTCATGTAGCGAGAGATCACCCAAGGGCTCATCTTCCTGCGGCGGTAGACAATCTCTGTCTTAGATACCTTGTCAATAACGTGGTAGCAGTAGTCGCCACGCTTGTAGTCATAGATGGTGGCCTCTAGCAGCTCTACGTCATCGGTAGGCTTGTTCTCAATGCGGCGCTTTAGATCGTCTGATATCTCAGCATCTGGCCACTGGCGCTGGATAGACTCACCCTTCATGCGCATGCGACGGTAGACGTTGTCTACTTGGCCATTAGCGCCTTCTTCGTAGCTAACCAGGAAGAGAGGCACAGGGATAAAGTTCAGCGGCTGCACATCGTCACCAGGCTGCACCATCATGCAGGCCGTGCCAACTGCTAGGTCTAGCAAGAACTCACCCATGGCAATGTCAAAGTTGCTCTGGTTGAGCATGGTAAACATCTTGTCTTGGTAGACCTCAAGGATCGCTTGGGCTTGTTGCTTCTGCTCTGGTGGTATATCAGAGCCAGCCTCTAGCTTTGCCCACTTACGCTGTGGTGGGAACACAACAGACTGCAGCCGATTGGCAAAGCGCTGTGTGGAGTTGATGGCGGTCGAGTCAAAGACGCGCTGCATCTTCTTGGAGCCCACAGCGCCGCCTTCCCACACACCGTAGAGCTGGCGCTGGGGTAGGGCAAACTCATAGGCGTCTTGATACAGCTGCTGGAACTCGTCCTTCTTTGCTTGGGCTGTGGCCTGCCGCTTTAAGATCTGCTCTGGTGTTAGGCGCATGCCGCCAGACGGGTTGTTTTTTTCGTATTCCATATCAATCCTTTTGCAATTCGTACTTCTGCAACATGTTGCGTCCCTTGGCCGCGAGCCTAGCTGCTGCACCTGCAGTGCGTGGTGGCGACTCGCCCCATGCGTTGGCTGCGAGCGCTAGCCTGGTTGGCTTGCCCTTGTCGTCTACCAGTGGGCCGCTAGGGTTGGTATAGAACCGAGTCAGGAAAGATCCTTTACGACGCAGTGCTTGGCCTGCAGGGCTCTTGTCTTTGACACCAGGCTGCAGGTTCTTGCTTTCACCGGAGCTCTCAAACTTGCGCCGACCGGCCTCGGTCAACCCACCCTCTGGATCTTTGTACTTGCTCACTTCTTGTCTCGCGCTGCAGCCATGTTGTCTACCAAGTTGGGATAGGGGCGGCCAGCCTTGGC